CACCTACACCAGCTAATCCTTTATCAAATCTATCTGTAAAGAATTCAGCTAGTACATCCCCTTCTATTTGTATTCGGTCTCCAAATAAATCGCCACGTCTTAATCTACTCACAAAGTTATTGACGATTGCTAGGCATTCATTCCAAATAAAGTCTTTATTATCTTCTTTTGTGGCATTGTTTACATCTAAGATGTCCATCAAAAGTAAGTTAACATTATAAGCATTTGTAGGACTGTCAAGGTTGACGTTATCAACATAGAACGCGGCTAAAGGATATCTACTTGCTTTATCTAAATCCAAATCGTCAAGGTCTTCATTCTGGACTCGTTCAATCAAATCATTTGCTTCGAGGTCTGTTTTAATTATACTAATAACTTCTAAGTAGTTCATCTCATTTTCTTTTTATATTCCTTAGCCTCTTCATTTGCTTTGTCTATCTCATATTCTAAAAACATCAAACACTTATGGAGTGGTTGTTTAGCGACTCCTTCAAGTCGGTGAAAGTTTCCTCCAGCGAGTCTGTATATTGACGAATAAGCTCCCCATTTTCTGCCAAATGGTGTTGACTCTCCTTTTGTATAAAGGCTGGGATACAGCTCATAAAGTCTTTCACTAAATCGTAAAAAAAAACCTGTGCAGATAAAAACACTCCTAAAGGTGCATCCCTCATCTGCCTTTCATACTTTTGGCTACCCTCGTAATCCTCAATTAAGTACTTTCCAAATTGTTTCTTTATAATTGGTCTGTATAAAACAGCCATTGCTTTATGCCATTGCTTCGGCTCATTGATGTAGCTTATGATGTCGGTGTTCTCACCATAGGTAATATCATCTAAGTTTGGAATAAAACCATACTCAACACCGTTTAAAACAAATGATGTTTGTAATTCTTTTGTCTCTTGATTGAGCAAGGTGTAAATGGTAGATACTAATTCCTTTACATCCTTAGCATTCATTTTAAAGCCTTCCACTTGCTTAATATTATAGAAGCAGTCCAGTATGTCATAGTCGTTTGGGTCTTCTATTTTAATAAATTTTTGGAAGCTATTTAGCTTAATCTCGTTTATATTATCTGGTATGCTAACTTTTAAGTTCATATTTATAATACTCTTTTTTAATGGTTTTGTTACAATTAATATACAAAATATTTTCCTTTGTTCGGACTATCTAGTTGATAGGTTACATTATAACGTATAGCATCCATACAATTATGAACTAATATTCCGTTAGCAAAATATTCATGGCAATTTTCTACCATTAAATCATAGACTTTCATCTCTTTGCTTTCGCTTACGTCTATTTGCTTTAGCTTTGCAGTTTTGATGGCAATACAATGATTTTCCTGAATGCCTGGTTTTGTATTCTTTACCACATTCTTGACAATTTTTAGTTTTGTATTTTCTGTTTCTCCATGTTTTTTTTCCATGTTCGGAATGCCATTTTTTACCTTCTTTTGACTTGTGCCATTCTTTAGCTGCTTTAATTCCTTTTGCGTGAAATTCTTTAGCCCACTCGGGGTTTTCATCAAATCTCTTTTTACCCGTGTGTCTAAGGTGTAAAGACTCTTTAACCAAGCCAAGGTTTTCAATCCTATTGTCTTGAGTATTTCCGTTAATGTGGTGAACGTGATATCCCTTTGGTATATCCCCTTTATAATGTTTCCACACGTCTGTATGCATTCTTTTACGCCCTCTAGAAAAGTATCTTTCGTTTTTATAAAGTTTGTATTCTTTTCCGTTAAAAACTTGTTTAAGTATAACGTGTCTTTCGTGGTTAAGTCCTTTATTTTTATCCATCCCTTTTGAGTTTTTATTTTATGTTCAGGTGTTGCTGTCAAAGATAACGAAAATGTATCGAATTGCATCGAGTATTTGTTAACTTTTTTCAAACCGTTATTGAACTTTTTTAAAACTCTATTGTATCCTTTTGATGTTAAAACTAAGCAACCCTCTTCTATGTCTTTTATTTTAACTTGACCTTTTTTTGTTTCTATTAAAGTATCTCCTACAAAACAATGATTCCAGTCATCAATGTATAGCTTTGAGCCTTTATCTAGGTAGGTGTAGTTATTCAGCTCCTTTGCTAGGTTGGTGCTTTCCTTTGAGATAACTATTTTGTAATCGAGCATCAAAGTAATGCCACTCTCAATCGTTCCTTTTTTGACTGGTTTAATGTTACACCCTCTAGCTTTTAAATCTGCAATCAAACGAGGTTCAGCACTATCTGCTATAATTAACTTTCTTTGTGTTTTGGAATTGATAAGTGAGGCTAGCTCATTTAGTTGCAAACCATTTTTGTATAGCTGTTCTTTTAGGTAGATTATCTTTTTAGATTTGTCTATTGCCACCTCAACTAATGCATCAGGATCAACACTAAATCCGAAGTCTAATCCAAATGAGGTCTGGAGATTATTCGGATTGAAGTCTCCAAACTCCCAATTATTAAATACAACACCCTCTGCTTTGTCTAGCCATCCGCCTAAAATCTTATGGTTATATTTTGTCGGATTGCTTTCTTTTAGTCGTTCTACATCACTTATAAAACTATCAGATAGGTTTTCTTTGTTGTCTAAGTAAGTTGTGTGAATGTAGTTAACGTCATCTATTGTGTCATTTGTTCCAGCTTTTACGCCTCTAGCTTCAAAGAATTTTTTGTAAACCCAATGCTCTTTTGTGGTTGGATTCATTATTAAAATAACTCTATTCTGAACACCCTCCTCTCTCACAGATAAATTAATAGTGTCAAATTTGTCTTCATCTGTTAACTCCTCTGCCTCATCTAATACCCAAGTCGATAAACCTTGGATTGATTTTAAGTTAGCTGTTTGGTCTCCAGAGCTTGTTTTTATCCCACGGAATAATATTTCAGATTTTGTAACCTTATTTACTATACTATCCTTAGTAACATAGAAGTCGGCTTGCTTACCCATGAGTTCAATCTTTTGTAGAAACTCTGGAATAATTGAAATCGAAGCCGCTCTTAATGTATATCTAGTATAAAGTATCTTATGACCTTGCTCATAACTTAGAAGGCATATTAAGTAAGTAAGGGCAAAGGACTTTCCACTCCCTCGCCCTCCAGTGACAATGCTAAATTTTGCATCGCTTCCGATTCGCTTATATTTCTCATTTAGAGTTACTGCCAAAGTTTACTAATTCATTAAAAGATAGCGTTTCACCGTTTGATTTGATATCAATATTAGCATCTGGTTTACCTAAATAATATTCAAGGAATAATTTAGCCGCTTGAATGTCTTGCTTTTTAATTGCTTTTTGTTTTACAGTCTGTATAACTTGTATCACATCTTCTTTAGTTGATGCTTCAGCTAATGCTAAACGATATTCGTTTTTACGTTTATCTATTCCTTTTGCTTTGGTACTATGCCCTTTGTTACCGTTGTTTATTCTTTTATCCATAATCTAATAAAATCTAAATTTTTGATTTTAGTAATTATTCAAAACCTTTTGTAATTTCTTAAAAGTCTGCTTAACACATGAAGCACATGAGCTAGGTTGTTTCTGCTCTTTGAATATTCTGTTATGAATAGCTAACATTCTTTTTTGCACATCCACGCTTACTATCTCTGGTGGATTGTTGAAAAATTGAGTAAGATAGTTAAACTCATCCTCGGTTAAGCATTCTGGAACATCGTATGAAAATACTTTGTTTAGTTTCTCTTGACGTTCATCGCATCCGCAATCCTCTCCAGCTACAAACTTAACCAGTTTATCTATTCCAGTTGCTTTGGTTACTTTCGCTACATCATCACCTAATCCTTTGGATTGAGCATCTTGACGTTTTTTCCATTCTTTGTATTCTTTTGTTCTTTTATCCATAACTCTTTTAGTTTTTTACCTGATACTGATAAATTAAAACCTGGCAGTTTGTAGTATAAATCATCTTTAGCGTTTTTAATAAAGTCTTCTAGTTCCCTATCCATCTTTTTAATTTATCTAATGCTTTCTTTTCAGACCTCCACATCTTAACCTTACAAAGGTCTGTTTTCGATTCTATCTCACAAAGGCTTA